CTACCCATGTATCAGCGTGGGTAAATAATGAATGATTGAGGAGAACAGATGTATCAATGATACCTGCCTCCATTTTTCTTTGTTCCATCAAACTTTGAGTTAAGATTACTCCCATAGGTGATAGACCCGTTATAAAGGCTACTATAATAGCAGCCATATTTTTATTTATAGTCATGCCTACTCATCCTTGATATTGGTTTCTATTTTACTCATCCTCTGCTCTTCTTCCTCGACATCAGCCAACAATCTCTTAGTTTGGACTGCTTCAAGCTGTACAGTCTGTCTAACCTGCTTTTTGTCCTTCATTCCGTGCATATCCTGAAGATTCTCGATAGCGCGCATTAAATTAGTGACATCCTTCTTCTCTTTTGCCATTTGGATAACTTCGTCAAGTAACTCAAGAGTATAACCTTTAGTCTTGCCGTGTTTTTCGAGTAAACCCTCGAGTTCATCTCTTACCATGTCTTTAAAAACCTCCGTTTTCATTTTCTTTTGCCACCGAAAGCGTTGTGACGGAGTAACCGAACCTAATACAGTGTCTATTGCGAGGTTATCATCCCATAATCTTGCGTAGAACATTGCTAAGTTCTTCATTTTACTCTGTCCTGCCTCAACCTCTAATCCAGTCTTCCCAGTAAAGGTATGCGGGGATTTTCGTCCCTCGGCAAGCAATTTCTTAGTTTTATAGAATGGTTGGTACATAAAGTAGCCCCATGGAAACCTCAGATAGACTGTATCCTTCCCTGTCTTAGCGTGAGGATAGGTAGTCTTTTTAATAACAAGGGCGACTATATCATCATCTGACAGAGCATACTCCCCCTCTTGAGCCTCTTTCCAATGCGAAAAACTCAGGTCTTTCTCCTGAGCTTCTATTTTCGAGTAAATGCTGTACCATTTCTTACCCGTTTTATGATTTACAGGTACTTTATACACACAGTGCCCGTTTATACCACCCGTACCAATACTTTTCAAGAGCAGGTCTCCGTTCTACAAGGTGTGCATAGTGCTTTACCCTGTAACTACGTACTCTCTCTACTTCTACGTGCTTACCCATGTATTTCTGATGAGCAGCCGCAATAGTTTTCGGTCCGATACCTCCATCTACCTTCAATTTAGCCCCTTTTCGGTTCAAGGCTTGCTGTAAAATCTTCACTGCACGGAATATTCCCTGATTTACACACATATCAAAGTAAATATAGCGTAAATGCTGGGGTAACTCTTCTACCTTCCCTGCTTCCCAGTAATCTTTCAGGTATATCTCTTTAGCCCGCTTGAGTGTGAGCTTTTTTATGTTCTCATCGGGGTAAGCCCTCTGAGATATACCATATTTAGTATTACCACCGGGGTCTACCGGGTCTTGAACATACTTATTTCCACCCTCATGCTCTAATATAAGAGGGATTAGAGTCTTAAAACTAAACTTGGGCTTTGGCATGGTCGTCCATCCACTTTGTTGGATACCAACCCGGCTGTCTATTAGGTCTTACTGCAATATCACCCGGTTCAAGACTGTCTTCTCTCAATTTCTTGCCAAATTCAGCTTTTGACATCTCAATGACTGATATCTCGGTCTGTTCATTCTCCGGATAAGCATCATTAATGTCTAAGTTCATTTCTTTTGTCCAGCAGAATACTCTGTGACTGCCACCCAACACCCTGTTTGTACCAGTCTCTACGATTATCGGCTCATACTTCACTGGGTCATAGCCAGAGGCTAAACTCTCAGCTAATGAATTATAATCATATGCAGGAAGTCCCACATACTTTTTACCACTTATTCCTGTTTCCTCGATATCGTACTGCCCGTTTTCGGGGAGTGTGTGCGTGAGCTCCGCTATTTTTCTTTTTGCCATGGTATTTCCTTACCCTGTTTTTCTGTCTGTTCCATCGGCGTCCCTGCTCATCATTAATAAAATCTTCATCCAGATAGCCTTCAAAAAAATTGCTACCCTGTATCTTCCTTCTGCTTTCACCTTTAGCCATTGGACAATAATTGCCCCCGGGGGCTAAAATGGGATACTTTCACGCTCAGACACCTTTCCTTTAGCGGAATCACTTTGCTCTCGGGACTGAAACCAGTCCTCGATATGCCTGTATTGTATCTCTCTGCGTCTCTGGGCATCCCAGCCAGTTATATTAGCAATATCTTTCCAGACCTTCTGATAGTCCAGCTTACCATCCCCTAATAAGTATTTCTCAAACGCATCCATATTCAGTGCCAAATCCTTGGTAAAGGTTAAGAGTGTATTAACAGTGGCTGTCGCCTGATTGAAAATAAGGCATAATTAGACCTGATGCAAGTATTATTTTCAACTTTCTAAAAATTATTCCAGAATGGGAGTACGGGATATACAGTGTAGCCCACCCCCGTTAATTTCACGTGCATGGGTATTAAACTTCGTTGAATTCAGCATTGAGATGTGTTTAATACCTTCAGCACGTTGAAATTAACTGGGGGTGAACTACTACCAGCACCTCCTCTGTTCACTCATGCTAAAAACGGCATGAGCTCACGCCTGTGAGTAACAGGCTACATCATGGAGTCTATCATGACTAAACATGTGAACCAACCACTATTAATCGCATTCCTTGACAGCTTGGCACTGCGTGCCAACCAGCTAATGGAGCCTGCACTCACGGCGAAAGCCAAGCTCATCAGGATAGGGCTGAAACGCCCATCCGATGAGCAGATGGATATACTGGAGGCTAACATTGATGTCGAATTTGCTGACGGTGATAAAGTGTTCTTCATATCAGTACAACGTGCTGGTAGTACCTATCAGACGGTGAATGCCCAAGGTATGCCTATGCTTGGAACACGACGTCAGAACACAGCAACGTTCGTCGAATCAAGTGGGTGTAATGTTGGCGACATCTCGGCAAAGATTGCCGCCCTGTCTACTGCGTAGACTGGTGGAACAGTACCTGAAGGGGCACACGAAAGTGTGCCTCTTCCTATCAGGTACTGTTTGTTGTATTGTGTGTGAATAGATATCGTGTATAGTGTAATCATATACGGAACACTAATATTTGATCAAAATATCATCGAATGAAGATGATATATTGAACAGAGGTACGTACCGCACAGGGGCATGAGGAACGCGTGCTCGGAATTCCGAGCATGGCGCATGCTCCTGCTGTTCAAGTACCACTAATTTTGTTACTGATGAATGGTAGTAGTCAGTAGTCACTTCAATAACAAGGTAGAGTTATGAAGAACAAAGGGAAAACGGTGAAACAAGCACCGAAAAAACGTTACTGGCATTTCTTGCACCAAGGTAGATTGGTAAGTGTCAGGTCTTCTAACAAGGTAGACGCAGTTAGACAGTTTCGAAGACTGGTGCTCGAATGAGCGCCTATTATTGTAGATGTCCATTCAAATACAAGCCTGAATTGGTTAATTGGGCATCTACGTATTTTAAAGAGCCAAAATCCAAGTATAACGCGATGAAAAAGAAAAGGTTGTACAAGATTTGGTATGAAACAATGCGAAGAAATAGACGCCGACTTTAAACTAAATAAATATACGTTGTAAAGCGTTAGTTGGTGTCATAGGGGCTGTTGTCTACCGGCAGCCCCAAAGCATGGTATTGTGGCGTAGCTTTGCCTTTACTGATTTCACCTACATAAGGCATTATTATCTATGGTTATTTTTCATCGCCTTCCCTGTAACCACATAAAAGCAGGGTTTATTTGAGTGGCATAAACGGTAAAAGTCCTTAAAAGAGCACGGTTTGCGTTTACGTGCTCTGCTCATTTTTATTGATGAGTAGTATATTACTCAAGTGAGTAGTATTTTACTTCTTTTTAGTCTTAAATTAGTCTTTACCGGTGTTGAAGCAAGTGCATGTCTCGACTGGATACAGTGAGCCGGTGCGTGAGACTGGTGCGTAAGTCCGGTGCTCTGCGTGAGCCGGGCTTTGCGTGAGCCGGTCCAATTAGCAGGCAGCTGACACACGGGCTCTCGGAGTGAACCGAGGCACCAACGAAACGTCGACTTCAATGGGAAAACAAACACACACCGGTAAATATTTGGGCATGGTTGGGAAGAGGAGTTATTTCCTTTCACCTCTTCCGCGGAAGGAAGATAGGGCACATCATGCCCATTAATTATTAAGGAGGTATACTTATGAACAATGTATACAAGCTTGCAAGTCCTTTGCTTACAATGTTAGGAGTTTTCTTAATATTTGGTATAAAAATCACTGTTGGAGTCTTGGCAATAGTACTGGGCGTATTATTGTGGGTCGAGAAATACGATAAACTCTAACATAATTCATCCTGAAAAGGAGACGTAATGGATATAGAAAAGGTTCGTAACCTTATTTTCCCGTGGAAAAGTCCATTCTTTCGAACGAAGAAAGAGATTGAAAAGCAAAATACTATCTTGTGGAAAGCAATAGAGCATGATATTCAAGAGATTTATCTTTGCATTGAAGGTCTTGAAGCGAAGAAGGCAGATAAACGGGAAAGACCTACAAAGAAATAATCATCACCTGTTTTGATGATATTGGGGGCAGTAGTAAGCGGAGATATCCGCTTGCGGATCAACTTAGAGTCTGCACTGTCAGTACGCAGCACGACAGTGTTAGCAAGTGATATTGTCCCCAATTCTTTAAATGGTTATGATTTGTCCTTTTTAGAGTAATATTTAGTTGAAAATGTCAATAACACAGCCAAAAAGGAGTAAGTAATGGTATGATAATAACTAATGAATGGTTAGTCATTACAGCAGTACTCGTATGTTCTTTATTTCTTACAATGGTAAACTTTGCGATGTTGTATAAACAACGTGAAGACATGAATCAAACCATTGATTATTGGAGAAGTAAAGCACTGGAAGCTATTAATGAGAAGAGGGAAATATGGAACGAAGTAAACAAGGAGAAGGAACGATTAAAGATGAATTAGCTTCTATAATTTCCAAGGTCACTGAACTTCGCAGAGCCAACCCCGGTTTAATTCGTGGAGTTCGTGACCTTGGAGCTGAAATAGAAGTAATTATACCTAATGGTATAATTAAAGTAAGAAAAGATGCTAATAAAGCGTCAATGTACATGGTTACAGAGTCAAGTAAGGGTAAACTTGGTCCTATTTGTAACTTAATTTGCCAATATAAGACAATAGTCGAATGTCTTGTATCGGTAAAAGGACGTCTTTTTCAGATATCAAGAGAAAATGTAACACGTTTCAAAAAAGGCTGGTATGCCTACAAACCAACTTTCGTGTTGTCAAAGACATCTAATACAGAAACATATCCATCGAAAAATCCTCGGATATTAAGTTATTTGGAGCATATAAATGCAAAGGAAAACAATATTAAGTCAAGTAGACACCGAAACAGGTGAAATAAGATTTTTTGAAATCATTTTAAAGAGGAATGATAATATTTGCGATGAATGCAAATTAAATCTTGAAGTAAATCAGTTTAGCTCGAGCCATTTAGTGACTGATGTAGCACATATTCAAGAAATTAACCCCAAACTGAAGGAGTAGAATAGCCATGGCAAAAGTCTATGCACTTTCATTCCACTCAGGAGGTAAACTCCATGAGTTGGAAGCTCAAAACCCTGCTCAGATTGCATCTGAGTGGGACCTGTCCTTAGACGAGGTCAAAGTCTACATTAATGAAGGAGAAGCACCAATAACGCAGGAACTTCGTGACGACGACATTGTCTCTTTTCAAAAGGACAAAGTTCATTCGGGCTCTTAACACCGGGTCCACAACTTAATACAGGGGCTGTTTTTATAATAGCCCTTGTATTAAATTAACAGGAGATAGTATGAATTTACAAGAAAAGCAATCAGTATTGCTTAGGATTTTTCCTGCTTTTGCTCGTCAGCCAAAGGAAAGTCGTACATTACAAATGAAAGTCCTTAATGAAAAATTTGACATTATTGATTGGTTTGATGGTGCGAATTCTCCTAAAAGACGAAAGAAAGTATATCCTTTCCAGCGTTTAAGCTGGGATGACCATTCTTGGTTGATTATTAAATTTAGCAATACCAAGTTTAGAGCTCGATTAACACATAAATTACCGCCTATTTATGCTTTAGTTATGTCAAGGGGCGAAGGTACACCTCTTGTATTATTTTATAATCAAATATGTGCCAAAGAGAGATGGGAGAAAGACCCAACTCTTAAAGGAACTTATCTATATGAAGATGCATGGCATCCACATATTACAGGTTCAGAACCTTGCAATGGAGCTCATAGTATGTATTTAGCCAGAACTGCTCAAGATGGTAGTGTTGTAGGATTTATGTCAACTATAAGAAATTTCTTAACAAGTTGGAATAATCGCTCACGCTTTTGGAATTTGAATAACTATAATCATTATACGGGTGAATTTGCTCGTAAAGTTATTCTACCTGCGTGGGATGTAGCATATATACATCATCATACTGGAGCATCATATGATAGGTATAGTGCACAAAATACCTATGTTGGTTCTACAGTACCAAAGTTGTATTTACTATTAATGGAACAAAGTTCTCATAAAAAAGAAGTTTGTGCTATTATATCTGGTTTAAACAGAGCCATAGAAATGGTTAATTCCCGGACTATAGCTGACAAATTAGTACGTAATACAATAGAGTGGCATGATTGGACAAAACTCAGTAGATGGTATAACAATGGTTGGTCTCATCGTAGACATAAAGTTGACGATAATATGCGTAGAAATCTTCAATCCTTATACTATAATTATCAAGAGATATTATTTGAAATGTTTCCTAATTATGTTGGAAATAATACAATGGTACCAGAAGATGTTATAGATGAAGACAAATTAGAAGATTTTGCCAAATTCGCATATAATTATTGGTTGTCTATTGGTGGCTGGGGAAAATACTGTGCCGCTTCAGCTGAAAATAGTCATCGACAAATGAGAGAAGCCTTTGTTGATTATTGGAGTATAAGCTTTGACATGACATATGATGAAGTTTTAACAAAGTTAAATCCAAGAGCAATGTACGATGAAAACTGGGGACATAAACGAGTTACAAATGTATTAAAAGCAGCTACACAACAATGTTGCTATATGGCATTAGCACATAACAAATCTCGAAGAAAGGAGATAACAAATGAGATTAGAACTCTCGAAACAGATAGTACAGAAGATAGAATATTTCAGCAAATACTTCAGTTCTAAAGAATGGTCTGGACCTGCTTGGTTTAAAGTAACAGGTAAAAAGGATGCATTCCCAGAAGTATTTGAATTGAAACATTTCCATCCGCTGGACTTAGGAAATACCTCTACTACAGAATTTGAATCTAAAGATGTTGCGAAAATTCTCCCAGATACATATAAAGCTTTACCAAGCTTGAAAGAATGTTATATGGGACTGATACATTCGCATCATAGTATGGGTGCATATTTTAGTAGTAGTGATGAAGAAACCCTAAAGGAAATGGGACCGGAAACAGGATTCTATCCAAGTCTTGTAGTTGCAACAAGCAAAACTGAATATGCTTTTGCAGTTTCCTATAAAGACCAATATGGATTTCCACAATGGATAGAGACTGAAGAAATTCATATTCCTGCTATTAAGGTTAAACCTGAATGGAAAGCACAGTGTGAACAGATGGCTAAAGCTAACGCAAAGCCAAAATGGCAGAAAAATGGTTATGGGTCCTATCTTAATCCTAATCAAATAGCTATTCGTGGGGCTTATCCTACATATAAGTCAATTACACAGCTTAAAGATAAAGAAGTAGAACTACTGGAGAGACTTGCTGACGAATATTCATCAAGGAAGATGACTTATGTAGAGTTTAAAGATGAATGTGAAAAGTACAGTGTAAATCCTATGGATGTTATTAACGGCGGAGGATACGATTTGTATGGCGGATACTAATAGATTTCTTCGTAACAAGGGTCTCATTAATCAATCTAAACTTGATGAATTAATGATTATTGGATTAGGTGGCATCGGTTCTTCCGTTGTCACCTATGCCAGTATCATGGGTTTTGATAAATTACTTGGATATGATTACGATACTCTTGAAGAACACAATTTAAGTACTTGTGTATATGAACATAAGTACCTTGGTATGTCTAAAGCTGAAGCAGCATCTCATACAGTAGAATCTTTTCAAGGTAATGCTGATTTTGAAGATAATGCATTCATAATGGGCAAGGAAATGAGTACCAAAGTGATAATGTGCCCGGATAACATGGGTACCCGTAAAGACATTTACAAACAATGGTCAATGAACCCTAATCGTGAATTTTTAATAGATTTACGTATGGGAGCACTGGCTATGGAAATTATCACTGTTACACCTGAAAATGACGAGTTTATGAACTCATGGTTACCAGACCATAAAATGACAGAAGAAGAATGTACAATGAAACATACTATCTTCACATCTGCTATTGTGGCTGGTTTGGGTCTGTCTCAAGTGTTTAATTTACTTGAACGGAAACCATATTATTCGTATATTTGGGTAGGGCTTCTTCCTTTATCGGTTAAGAAAGAAGGCTTGAAAATACCAAGTGAACACAAATTAACAATAGGAGTAATACCGGATGGAAATCAAAGTACAGAAGGTATCTACGGACTGGAGTGATATGCCGGGAGGGTTGACTTATTACATAATAGGTCAACCTAAATCTGGCAAAACTACTGCTGCAGCATCGTGGAGCCCTAAAGGACAAAGTGGTGTCCTGTTAATAGATACAGACCTCGGAGCTGACTTCGTTGAAGGAGCTAATCAAGTTATTGTTACAAGCTTGAATCCACCTATGAGACCTATTGAAAAAGATGGGAAAAGGGTGGTAAAAGATGGCAAAGAACAATATGAATTAGTACCACCTTCAGAACGTGGTTATTACCAAAGGTCTGGACCTAACAAAGGTAAACCTGCAGAAACACATTCTTTAGCTGAAATTTACATGTGGCTGGAAGAAAAATGGCAGGAATTACCCTACGATACCATTGCGATAGATACTATTGATGTCTGTAATAAATGGATAGAAGAAATAGTATGTGATGAATTGAACATCAATGCAATGGGTGAAGGACAATGGGGTGCTGATTGGGGTCAAGCAAAGCGTAAAAACCTTGATTTAATCAAGAGATTCCAAGCACTCATCAAAAAGCATGGCGGTTATTTAATTATAATTAGTCATGCAAAAAGTACTCAAATACAAGACGGTAAGGTGCAATTAGCACCCGAATTACCTCGTGGTCTTGGCTATGCACTAACTGCACAAGCTGATGTAATTGGCTATGCTACAGTTCAACGTCAAGGAGATGGAGATGATACTGAACATATGATATCCTTCATCAATTACGATGAAAGGACTGTTGGCAGTAGATTAAAACCTTTAGCCCACAAGAGATTACCGTTTAATTATGAGTCAGTACAAAACGAAATCCTAACGTATAGAGAGGAATAAGTATGGCTAAATTCAGACCCGAAACGACTCAAGGAAAATCATTTCTTGGCTTTCAAGAAGTTGGTATAATTGATTTCGTTGACCATACCCACAAGTATAAATGGGCAGATGTATGTATCGATGTTAATTTACAAGGCAATGGGAGTTTTCCTGTTGTTATGAGATTAGCCGGTTCATATGAAAAAGAACCCAATGGTAACATTAAGGACTGTTCTCTGTTAAGAAAACAGTATTATCTTTTTGATGCTATTGGTTTCACTGGCGGTCCAACACTTGATGGTAGTTACGAAGATGGTGATGATAAACAAATAGGTGATACTGATAAATTAGTAGAACACCTAAATAACGTATATGCACACCAAGGGAATCCATTAACTTCAGAACCAGAAAAGGTGTATTATGCATTTGTCTATAAAGAATGGTCAGAAGAAGACCAAAAAGCATGGACACGTGTATGCCCTAAATTAGTAATGAATGATTCTGATGGCAGAGTAGACCTTGAATCTTATGTTCAATTTATGAAGAGCAAAGGATTCATCAAGGAATATGATGCGAGCAAAGTAACACAAACTAAATCGGTTTCTCCGAAACAGTCTTCTTTCGGTAATACTTCTACGCCATTTTAGGTGTGGAGTGAAATAGCTGTCGGTAGCCCTCGGAAACGAGGGCTACTGGTTAAGCAAGAAGATTTGTCTACCTTCGTCTTTGATGAGGGTAAGAAGCAAGCCATTTATAGAAGTGTTTATCTTTACGATGATGAAGGCTTAGAATATGTGAAGCTTAATGGTACTCTTAAGGACTATTTTGGTCCACGGAGTATCGATAAAATTCCCATTGACATTGATAAAGGTCAAAACACTGATGAATGGACCCTTGATGTATTAAGAGGAGTATTATTCAACCTAAGGGAAGAATATGAAGTAGGTAATGATGCTTTACAACTTTATTTCTCTGGTACAGGTTATCATATAATGCTCACCAATGAATTATTTGGTTTTAAGAAATCAAAAGATTTACCCTTTGTCGTAAAACAAACTATGAAAAGTATGTTTGATGACATCGATTTAAGTGTCTATAGTCGAAATTCTATTATAAGGTTACCACATACTTTAAATACCAAGGAAAATCGATTTAAGATACCTCTAACAGTAGATGAAGTACAAAAGTTGGATGCTGCAAACATTATAAAACTTTCTAAAGAGCGTAGGCTCACATTCCCATATCATATATTATGGGCAGAAAAAGAGTTAAGTAATTATATTGTCACAGAAGTACCCAACATACGTGCACTACAAAATGTCGTAGAACCTCGGAATGTCGTTAGTTGTATTCAGGATATCTATAAAGATGGTCCTAAAGCAGGTAACAGAAACAATGTAATTCTACGAATAGCATCACACTTCAGACGTAATGGTATACCATCAGATGCGTGTAAAGCTGCAGTTATTCACTGGAATCAAGGTCAATTAGAAGAAAATGTGATTCTGGAAAAAGTTGAAGCAGTTTATAATGCTGGCTATCAATATGGTTGCAATGACCCAATACTGGCGTCAAAATGCAATCCACGTTGTAGTCATTTTAGACGTAAAGATTATACTGTCGAAGTGTACAGTGCACAGGATTTGCAGAATGAATTAGAACATAGATTGACCACTGATTTTCAGGGCAGAATCATTGACCTTGGTCATAGGTTTGGCTTAAATAGTGTAGATGCATGTGTCTATCCGGGGGAGTTAATGACAATATTTGGACCAACTGGTGCAAATAAAACTACCCTCGCCCAGAATCTGGTTTATGGATACGACCATGCCAATGACTGCATTCGTAAAGAATGGCAGATACCGACTCTATACCTTAGTTTAGAGTTAAGTGGCTGGTATATGCAACGAAGAGCTTTACAGATTATATCTGGTCAAAGTAAAGAGCACGTCAATCAACACTATTATAAGCTATGGGAATTCCATAAAGATGAATTAGCCCATGTTTTAGTACAAACTGTAAGTCCAACTGTAGACCAAATACAAGACAAGATAAAAGAAATCAATCCCGCTTGTGTTGTAGTAGACTACATAGATTTAATTGAGGCACCAAGTTCAATACGAGGTGAATATGAGACAGTTCGTTACATTTCTCATAAATTATCAAGTATTGCTATACAAATGGACCTTATTATAATACAAATTTCTCAAATATCACGTGAATACTCGCGGAGCCAAGCATTAGATTTATATGCTGGTAAAGGCAGTGGTGCTATTGAGAATGCAAGTAGAAAAGTTCTTGGTATCACAGGTACCGCAGATTCTCCTGATAAAAGAGTCGACTTACTTAAGAATAGTGATGGTGATTTATTCGATTATGAAATGACATGGATACCATCATTTAGATTAAGAGGACGACATTTTGTAGAATATCCAACAAAATTTGAAAGGAGGCAATATGCCAACAACTAAGGACTTAATAGGGGATTATATTGATGCAGAAGGACGTAGAGAATATTACGAGGCAACAGAAGAATCAGAACTACATGACGAAGCATGTACGGACCTTACAGTAATAAAAAACTCTTTACGTAGAAAGATAGACAATGTAGACCATTTCCTTGTGGAAGTAGACAAACGAGTACATCTCGTTGACGCTGAAACAGAAGCTCTTAAAGACGAAATTGAGAGACTGAAAAATAGGAGAAAGCATATCATTGCTACAAAAGACTTCTTCAATAAAATCCTATTACCGATGGTAATAAAAGAAGTGGGAACAAAGGGTGTTTTCGAAACTGATACAGCGAGGTATAAGTTATATCAAACTTATGGTCCAGCAGAAATTGATTCAGAAAAACTTGATAAAAAATACAAAAATATGAAGTTTACTGAAGTCATTGATAAGAAAACAGCCAGAGCCGATGCTATGAAGTGCCATAAAAACGGTGAAGAACTACCCACTGGAGTACAAATTAAATTAATAGACCGAGTAAGGAGGTCATAGTGAAGTCAGGGATACTTTTAGATGTCTCTCTGGTGCCAAATGGAATTTTGATTAATCTGTTCAGATTTCTTCGAATGGGAATAGCATTTCCAATTGATGATAAGGGAAGCAGAATCAATATGACATTTGGTATCTGGAGAGCGATTGCAACCCTACAACTTGAGATAAGGAGTCGACGTGAGATTCAGACCCAATAGTAGAAGAAAAAAGACGCAAAAGGCTTATATCTTAGATGCGTTAAAGTCTGGTGCTAAAATAACCCCAATAACAGCTTTAAATAGCTTTGGGATTTTCCGGCTTGCAGCAGTAATACATGAATTAAGAAAAGAACATGAGATTATTACTGAAGAAGTCAGCAACAAAAACGGTGCCACATTTGCCCAATATTCGTTAGCGGGTAAATAAGATGAATTTGCGGAGCTATAGTTTTTGGGTAATCATATGTTCCTACCCCTGCATATGATTAGCTCCGCAAACTTTAAAACAGTTTTATACCCAGTACACAAAACATACTGGAAAAAAGCTGAACAAAAATTAAGAAGAAAAATTAGTGCTTTACGTTCTTCACTTAAAAAAAGAAGTGAAGATTCAGATGTAGAATTCAAGATAACATCTCATCAAATTCAACAAATGTTTTATGATATCTATGGTTCTGATTGTAAATATTGCAATAAGCAATTAAATATTAGAACTATTGCATGCGACCATATAATACCGTTATCAAAAGGTGGTCCAAGTATAAAGGAAAATTTACAACTTATTTGTAGAACTTGTAATACACGCAAAGGTCCACTCGATGAAGAGAATTTTCAATATATAATGAAATGGGTTGATGGACAAGAAGAAGAAGTAAAGAACTATTTAATGAGAAAATTGGCAAAAGGAGGTCGATACTAAAGAGGTTAGTATCACTAACCACTTGCAAAGTTAAAATATGAAGATAACACCTAAAGAAGTAGAGTTACTTGTAACAGGTTTAGAACTGCTTTATGTCGTTGGTAAAGTGACAGGAGCTACAAGGGAAAATGGTGACCGAGCCCTTGTTTTAAGTGAAAAACTTAGAAAAGACGGTAAAATGATACCAAGTAGATTCCATGAAGAGCGAGATTCTCTTGATACTAAAGTTAAGAAAGCTCTTGGGTCTGTTTGGTCTTCAAGTAATATACAAAAGGAGTCATGATGACTAACATAAAACAAAGTTACACTGTAGTAGTTCAAAGTGTAGAACAATATCCTATACCCCAGATAAATAGGAAACCACGCAAAAAGCGTATTTCGAAATATGCTTTCATGAATCACCTACAAGTAGGTAATTCAGTTTTCATGCCATTCGACGTATTTCCATATGGTAGTGCTAATGCTGCTCTTACAAAATGTCGTAAAGCTGTTCATCCTCCGCGAGTATTCACTACTCGTGTACGTACAGAAAATGGTATCAAGGGTATGCGTATTTGGAGAACTGCGTAAATTATTGGGGCGATGACTAAACAGAAGTAGAGGCTGGAAGGCTTTCTATGAATAAGTTAGCGGTTGGTTAACCTCGCCCCATAATTTTATGGACTATTTAGACGATTGGGACTGGTTGTTTCCAAAGAGGGTGAATTCTGGGTATGCCTCTTACGGAAAACAAGGAGAACACCATGTATCAAAACATGTATTTCATTGTACATATTGCGGATGCTGTTGGCAAAAAGAACAAGATACAGTACCTACAGTATATGGTCAAAGTAAATACGAAGACTTTCCAGCTTATGGATTAAAGAAGAAAAAATGTCTGGAATGCAAAGCAAAGGAGGCTAAAGATGCCATATCCGATGCAAAAAAATGAATCAGCAGGAGATGAATCTTGCTGGGAATGTGAATTTTGTGGAACTAAACTTGAGTGGACAGAGTTTGGTGATGCTTCTTCAGCAATATCTGAATTAGGATTATGCTGTTACAAAGAAGAATGTTCAAAACAACCGGAATATCAACCTGATGAAGTTAAAGAGTGGTATTCTCCTGAATAAGGAATTCATCATCCGTAGGAAAGTATCTTACCTAACAAAGTACTACGTATATCAAACACGACATCTAAATCTTACGGATGATGAATATACTGCAACGTCTTTTGGCTTATATTTAGCTATAGACAAGATAGAACCCCTTACACATATCAGAAACTATCTCAAAAGTGTCCATAAAAATGTTAGTGCTGCTAAAGTTGAACGAATTATCAAGGATATTTTACCAGTAAACTTTTTTAAAGAGATGGTAACATTAAAATCAAACCTCAGGGGACTGCACAATGATTAAAGAAGAAAAGATAGCGAGGTCATACTGCGCTAACTATACTTCAGGGGTTTGCCTTGGTGTTATGATGAATGTAGCAGTAAAAGCTGGTCACATTATTGAGGCAAACCGCTTGATAGACAAGGAAAAGGCTGGAAAGTTATGCGCTAAAATAATACAGAAGGATGGGTGCAATTATTTTGAATACATAGTTTTACCGGCTTACAATACTTCATAATCTCCTATGCAAATGGATTAATGAAGAAGTAGAGCATATCGCAACATGGGTATGCTCTACTTTTGTTTTTTTTTATTATGGTTCAAAAGACCCCGGAGTTTTGGAATCTTTCTCTCCAGCCCTAATAGGAAAACCAGCCCACCCGGTTGCTATATATTTTGTTTCATTAGGCGCTGGTATTCCCCTGTGTGGATGCATCCATCCTGCGGGGAATATGACTGTTAATCCCCGCTTTGGTTGCACCTTTAAACCATGTAACATAAAATGAGTTTGTCCTTCTTCCTCAATATCATTTAAATACGTCACGAAGGTAAGATAGCGTTGATATTTACCAACTCTTGGTCCACCATCTTCAATATGCTCATGTACATAGCCATGATTAGGGTCATACTTTTGCAGGTTAAAAGGTAAAGACAAATACCATCTTGAGATATGTGGATTCGCAGACCAAGGATACTTTTTCCTATATGAATCGAAAACTTTATTAAGTTCTCTTACATAGTCTACATGAAGTAGTGTAGGGATTTTACCGCTTGTAAGTCTATGGTATTGTCTAAATTTATCATACTGTATGTGCATAGAGTGAGTACTGTCAAATAATTCCCTTAACTCATCACATATATCGGTAGGTATCATCCATCCTCCCATATAAGAGGGGAATTTAGTTTTACTATGTAATTTAATCTCGTGATTGTTCATGTATATCCTTCCATAACATTGCATCACCACCAGTAGCCAAACCAAGCATTCCTGCTAATTTCAACCTTGATGGAAGCCACCTCTTACGCAAATAATTCTGGTATTTCTGATTGACCGGCTTTTTTGCCTCTATTAGAGCTTTCCCTTCCGCACCAAGTAATCCAGTACCAGCAGTGGCGCTAACTGCTCCAGCAATAATTGAACGAGGTTCTAAAGGGTCACTTGGCATTTGGAAAACGGTACATTAATTTTTTGTTTATAATTTCTATAAAATCATTATACGAAACCTTCCCGGCTTCATACTGAATGAGTAATTTACATCTAAACGCTTTACAAGTTAAAGGGCGTTCTTCATATACTGTACACTTCTTATCTTCTACAAATGGGCATGGCATTTCCATGCATATTGTAGGCTCCTTGGTCTTTCTATTCTCTACAATTATAGAATAATCAGCAACGTGTTTCAATTCTTTCCCCTGAGAGTCCAAACCACTTTCACAATCACGAGTAAGCATAATAAGGTTAAACATACTTCCATCACAACAATACCCACATTCTGTACAAATATTCTTTTTATTAGCTCCGTTTTTCAAAATTTTACCTAAAAATAGAATTCGGAATTTGGAACTTTTTTTCCATAACGGCGTATAAGGGAACCAACTTTTCGTTGAATTTTAAATAAGTCCACGTGGTCCCTCCATTTCTTCATCACGCCTTCCTGATACTTGTCCACTAAATTGCATGTAAGGTAGACCAGTTAATTTTT